CTCTCTACTCTTAATCACTTGCATTTCTTGTGTTTTTAACCTCATGTTTAGGTTAAATTCAAATTCCATTAACTCTTTTTTAATAGCAGCTTCTCTTTCCATTTTAGCAATATCAAATTGACTTTGAGCTTGCGCTATTTGAGTTTTAGTTTGAGCAAGTGCTTGTTGCTTTTGCATATCTGCAGCTGCAGCAGCTTCAGCAGCTTTAGTATTAGACTCTGTTTGAGCTTGTATGTTTTGCATTTGCATCTGTCTATCAAGCTCTTGTTTTTTCTTTCTTCTAAGTTTTAAAAGTTGATTAGCTAACTTTAAGTTTTTAACTTCACGTATATCAATAGCATCTTCAAGATTTATTTGATCTTTTTGTATTGCCATTTGTATATTGTTTTCTAGCAATTGTTTTTCTTCTTCATCTGGCATTAAATCTAAATATATACCAAAGTCGTGCATGTGTAACTCAGCAACTTCTGTTAAGGTAGCTACATTAAACTTACCTAATGTATTTAGAAACTGTTGTTTTGTATTTGAATACTCTAACACATCAGATATTCTAAGTGATAAACACTCGGCTGTTTTTAAAGTTAAATATAAACCAGCTTGTAATATATGTCTTGTAGCTGTATTACTATTTGCAGCTGCCATTTTTTGTATACCTACTAAAGAATTACTATCAGGCATACTACCATCTCTTGCTTCGTTTAACCCGGTTACATCACGCATCAACTGCATATAATAATTATAAGTTTGTATTAAACTAGCTATTTTTTGATTACCACCACTAGACCTCAACTCTTGTATTGGAACTTTACCTTGATTAAAATCACCGTCTTGAGTCATTGATCTACCAATAACGCTACCAGTTTGAAAATACATGTTTAAAGCTTCTTGTGGATTATAGTTTGTACCATTGCCTAAATCTATTTCAGCAATACCATCAGCGTCCATGTAAACACCATCTGGTACTAATCTTGATAAAACCTGTTGAAGCTTTAAATGTGTTATTTGTATCATGTCAGCAAAACTAGTCATTCTACCAACTAGAGACTCAGGTCTACCTTTATACAACCTTGGAGCGCATATTTGATAAGACATTTTAACTTTTGTTAGGTCAGCTTTTGGCCTTGTCATATTTTCAGCCATACCCCAGTCTAACATTTTATCATAACCTATAACTTTAGCACCGCAATAAATAACTTCTATAGATCTGTCTAGTTTTTTAAATCTTGATCTATCATCTTTTGGTGGGTTAAAAGTATCATCTTTTTCTAATGCTTTGTCATTACCACTAGCTCCTTTTTTTATTTTATATACTTGTTTAGTGTATGTTTTATACTCAAAGTTTAATAAGTAAACAAAGTTGTCATCAGTTCTTTTTGTTCCATAAAAATCACCTGAAGTGTTGTTTTCTAACTCTTTTAAATCTTCGTTTGTTAAACTAGGAAATCTTTTAGCTAAATCAGAAACAGATATTCTTTCAACTTCACCAATATAATATAAATCATCAAAATAAGGTGAGTCAGTATAAGAATAAACTATATCGCAAGGATCAACATATTTAAGCTTAACACCGTCTGATACGTTAAAATAATTTTTAACACAAGCTATACCTAATACTGTTAAATCATAATCTAATCTTTTCTTTATTAAGTCGTAGTCATTTAGGTCAAATAAATTGTTTATAGCTTCTTCTTCTGCTATTTCAACACTTTGTTTGTAATTTAATTGCATGTGTAACGATAACTCTTCGTTATTTTCTGGCAACTGATCAGGACTTAAGTTTTCAGATTTAAACATAGGAACGTTTAACTGAGCTTCTGCGTCAGTATAAAACTCCTTGTTTTCCATATCTTTTACAATATCCTCAATATATTTAGTTCTTTTTGCCGCTGCAATAGGATCTTGTGAATAAGCTTTTAACTCATAAGATCTATCTGATATACCGTTTACAACTATATCTACAAACTTAGGTATAATAGGCACTGGTCTCCAGTCTAAGTTAAGATAAGATAAATCACCATTTATAGATAACTCATCTTTATATTTTTGTACAGACTGCTCACCTCTAGCATATAATTTTAAATCATTAAATCTTTGCTTAGCACTTGTATATTTATTTCCACCAGCGTCTTTTTTAAACCACTCGTGTTCTATAGCTTGAGCGACTCGCTTGCCATATTCCATACTAGCTTTCTCAGCGTCTGAGACAGCATTGCTTGGGAAACTATGATTTTTCTGTGTAGTAATTGCCATTTATTCTATTATTTTCGACGTTACTCCTTTGTTATTATACTTTGATAATCCAAAAGAAATTTTTATACTTTTTTTATCAGCAACTGGTTTGTATAAATTTCTATTACAAGCCATTATAGCTAACCCTGAGCTAATTGTTGCATCATATTTTGTTCTATTATTAATATCAAATCCAGACCAATCAGTTAAAGTTCTATTAAAATACATATCACCATAAGTGTGGTCTTCTTTTAAACCTACATATTTTTGTATATAGGTTTCTATAGCTGCGGCATGTGCTTGCCTTATATCTTCACTAGAATTAGGTATACCACCTATTTCTTTTTCAGCTGTTGATAATTTATTCCAAACTTTATCAGGTCTATTCATACTAAAGTTTCTATAACCTCTACGTTTAAAATAATATAATAATCTTGGTTTGTTATTTTCCGCAAGTATTGGCATACCATAAAAAACACAAGCCATTAAAACATCTTCAAAAAACATTTCAGCGGTTTGTGGTCTAGCTATATACTCTAAAAAAAAGTGGTTTGGTGGTACATTTTCCATACTAAACTTAGTAAGTCCATGTAAAGATCCTTTCGATCCTTTATTATCTACGGTACCTGATATATCATAACTATCGCAACCAAAAGCACCTACATGCTCATTACCAGGATATTTTTTTCCGTTACGCATAACAACATTATTCTGCATGTTATTACTAGGCACCCAACTTACATAAAACCTACCATTTGGATTAGGCGCAAAAAACACTTTTGTATCTTTTATACCGTTAACCCACTGAAAACTACCTTGTGTTACCAAGTGTGTTTTAGTACTATCGTTTACGTAGTCTATTTGTTCGTATATTTTTACTAAGTTAAATATACTATTTTTAGTCTCATCTCTAAAAGCATGATCTTCACTTCTTGGAAACTGTCTATAAAATTCATTTAAAGCGTCTTGATCATTTTTTAAACCATCAACTTCATTTTGCCAATGATCTATAACACCTATATCTATTAATTCCCCATCTGGTCCGACGACATCATTGTCTGGACTATTAAATACTGGAATACCGAACTCGTCAATAAATCCTTCGTAGTTCCACTCCATTGGGATAAAAAGAGAATATAATCCAGATTTTGTCTGGCCGTTTCTGTTTCGTTTTGTGACATCTGAAGCATCATATAGTTTTTTAAAGTTATCTCCTCCTTTATCTAAAGCGTTTGATGTTGAACCCATCATACACTTACCTATTACTCTACTACCTAGTCGTAAGGTGGTTTTCGTAACCCTCCAGTTGTTGAGGATGTTGTTGGGCCTTTCCCACTTCCCTGATTCATCATGGACGAGGAGTTTAAGCTTCTCTCCATCGTAGGAATTATCACCGGTATTCTTCCAATCGATCGTTGTATCGAGTCCCTCAAGGGCTTCGGGACGATCACTGGTACTTGTAATGTTCCGTCTTGTGAGCTTACTAGCGGGTACTCTATATGCGAGCTCGGTCTTGGGACGGTCCATACCGTCCTGTATCGGTTTAAAAAAGAACGGATAATTGACCGATATTGGTACGACTTTATCTGTGAACATTTTCTTGGCATCGGGCCCAGATTTGGACAATATGCCGAATCGTGAATCGGAACTAATAGTAGCTGCATTAACCACCTCTCCTGAGGCCATAAACGAGAATCCCGATCTACGGTTTTTAAGATAGCACATTCCATAACTCCTTCTGTCTGCTTTGCAAGCTTCCCAGAAAATGTAGAATAATCTATTTGCTTCACGAAAGTCTGGTTTCCCGACGTCAATCTTACTCCACTGCAAGTACATATAATGAGTGCCAGTAATATAAGTAGGCTTGTTTTTATTATAATACCAAAAACCTTCTTCTCTTTTTTTAAACTCATTTTCTATATAATCTATGTATTTGCTTTTAAATTCTTTAGGATATTCTTTCCAGTCAAATATAGTTTTAATTCTATTTAACTCTTTAGGATATTCTGTTACTTCCCATTTGTTACTTTTAAACTTATGTACTTGTTTAGGTTCTTTTGGTAAGGCTATTCTAAGATTTTGTATCTCGTATATTTCACCAATCATACCTGTTTTAGATATAACAACTAAATCATGTTCTTTGTTATATCCGTATTCCCATTGTTTAGACTTGTTAAGTCTTTTTATGGTATTTATTTTAATAGGTTCTACAACCCTATATAAATCTTGCTCGTACATTACTTAGATCTTTTTTCAGCAAAACCAGAAAAAGCAGTTTCTTTTTTCTCTTCTTCTTTTGTCTTACCGTCAAGCATGTCTTGCTCCTCTTGTATTCTATTTAATATTTCAAAAGCATCAAATATAGCTAGCTTTTTTGTAGCAGCAGCGTTTTTTAACCTATCAGCACTTATATCATCATCACTATCTACAATAGCTTCTTTAGCAACTTTAATAAGTTCTTCAACCGCTTTGTGCCCAGCTTGGATTATACTCTTTTTCGTTTCCTTTACGCTCATATTTTATTTGTATTAAATTAGATTTTATTTTATAAAGAAGCTCGCCGTCTATAATAAATTCATGCTCAATGTTATTTCTAAAACCAACTAAATCATCTGGTTTGTGTCCAGAGCTACAATACTTTATCATGCCTACGCAATACTTCTCAGCATTTGTGCTATACACATTATCATTTTCTAATGGTTTTACAAAAGAATAATCATCTACAGCTTGCCATTTGTTATTTCTTTTATATAAAAACACACACTCTATAGGACAATGATACATATCATCGTTTATGTAG